TACCGGTGAGTCTGATTTCTTTAAAATAGGCTGTACAGGTAAAAAGAGTGCTAAACTCCGATTCAACGATCCAGATTTTCCTGATGATGCTTATCCTTACAGACATTGGGATATTAAAATTATTTGTGAAGTTAGATTACCTCCCGTGAGAGCTCTTGAACTTGAATGGGACTTTCAACAAAAGTATCCAAAAAACTTCTGGATAGAAGAAAAATATTCCTTTAAAGGTATAAGAGAAGTCTTTCGAACAAGTGAAAAATATTTTAAATTAAACATGAAACGACAATTTAATCAGTTTAAAAAAGAATGGCCCGAATACAATTAATTTTAGTTTTGTTGCTAACAGGTTGTGTAGCTTATCCTGAGTATGTTGGTATAGACTATCCTGTACAATCACCTAACTATACACCCACTCAACCGCCACTTATTAACTATAATACTTTACCTTTACAAGAACATCTTCTCAGATGTGATGATGCTTCTGTAAAACTTGAACAGTTTTTGCTCAATACATCTAATAGAGAAGATTTGTTAATAGCTTTAAGAGAGTCTCAACAAGCTAATCGCCGCTTGTATCAAAAATTAACTAATCCCTGGAACGGATTTTATTTGTTAAACGTTAGATGAAAATAGTATTAGCAATTATTATTATCCTTTTAACAGGCTGTGCTTACAGTGATGGGTATTTACCGCCTATTAGAACAACAGTACCAACAGTACAGCAAACAATAGCAGAATCTCAAATACAAACCTCTCAACTTAACCAATTAATATCAGGTATATTTGGTCCTAATAATGTTTCAGCTGGACTTCTTTCATACCAAAATTACAATAGAGAAGTAAATGCAGTATCACAAAATCCTTGGTTAGGTTTCTTTCAATTAAGAAACGCATGGGTACAATAATATGTTAAAAGGAACCAAAAATACTTACAAAGTTGAACGGCGCTGTACACCTAATATGGATACTTCTTGGTATGAATGTATGTTGTCTCCGTTTGCAACGTTTGAAGAAGCTTGTCAATATATTGAAAAATATAGACACTACTACCCTAAAGAGCACCAAAACTACAAAATTACCTATCAGGAATAATTAACTCCAGTTACGGTTATAACTACCGCCAAATGTAGAAACTGTAGCAGTACCTTGAGATGCAGGTCTTAATAACCCAGGAAATGCTCCTGCAAATACTGGACCAATAACTGCAAATGGTCTTCTAGGTAAAAATACTGGCGCAGCTCCATAATAATAAAAAGGACCGGGAGTATATCCAGGATAACCTGGTAAAAACGCACCATATGCTACAGCAGTATTTACTGTACTTGCTAATCGAACTTCTGCTGCAGCCAAACGATTTTCGGTAGAAGCAATTTGATTTTCTAATCTTCGTGCTGCTTTTGTACCAGGTTGAGTAGCATTTAAACGAGTTATATCGTAGTTTAATTGATTGTATAAATTTAAGACATTTCTTTGCGCTGTTACAACTTGACTTGTTGCCCAGTTTTGCCAATAACCTTGAACAGGTTGCGCATAATAACCTAAGTATGGTGTTAGAAACATATCAAATATATTTAATCAAACCTGCTAAAAATAATAAAACAAACTATAAATACTATTATGCCAACAACATTAGATCCGCGGATGATAAACCCGGAAAAACTACTTTCTATTAATAACACTGTTGTTAATACATCTCTTACTGCAATAAACGCTTCATCAACCAACTTAACCGCTACAAACATAAAAGTTACAAATGATGTAGTTACTAATTTTATAGTTACTGTTTTAACTTCAAACTATACTTTAACAGAAGCTGACAAATCAAAAATTTTTCATGTTGATACTACAACTACACCATCGATAACTATTACTTTTTCAAATAGTTTAGCTAATGGTTATAATGTCGGTTTAGTAAATGTAGGTTCAGGTACAGTATCTCTCTCTACTAACGGAACATTTAATGCTCCAGGCACAAATAATACTTCTCAATTTACAAGTATACTGATTTATAAAACCGGTAATCAATTTTACGGTGTAGGTACTTTTGAATAATGTTTGGAACAAATCTATTTTTTTTATTCGGGCCTCAATCTTATGGTGTTCTTACCCCATCAGGTTCCGCTATAACTTTATATAGAGACTTTGTTAATGATAGACAATTAAATGGACCGCAATCTTTATATCGTATAGGACCTGATATAAATTTTGTACGTAATTCTGCAGGTACTTATTTTGATTCAAATAGTGCAATAGTATTAGCCCCTGTTAATGATCCTCGATTTGAATACTCACCAAATGGAATTTATAAAGGTTTATTAATTGAACAACAAAGTACTAATTTAATACCATACAGTGAAAGTTTTACAAGTTGGACGGAACCAATGTCTAGTATTCGGGTGACACTTAGTGGCAATATTACATCTATTCTAGCCCCTGACAATACATATACTGCAACACTGATAACCAACACTACTGCAAACGATTTTCATACATTGTCATGGAATGGAACCCCCGCTTTAACTGAAACACAGCCTTTATCTGATGCTGAGTTTTATACAAGAAGCGTTTTTCTTAAAAAACACAATGCACGTTATATTGTTTGTAGTGTAGCTCCAGAACCGTCTGCTACAGCTGGTGGCGGTAATCCGGATTTTGAAACATATTCAAATATATTTGATTTAGATACAGGTCAATTTACAGAGTATAGTATTGTCGATACAACCGTAACACCGTTAAAAAATGATTGGTATAGAGTAAGTTTTGGCAGAACATCTCCAAATTCTAACACTAACAGATTCACGGTAGGTATATCTAATGGCCCAACATTTAACGATACAAGATTTACTGGTGATGTAAATAATCTTTCAGGGGTATACATATGGGGCGCTCAAGCTGAAAAAGGTGGTTATCCTACCTCTTATATACCAACGAACGGAGCAGCTACAACTAGAGCTGCCGATAATACTCTTATATATCGATCCCGTTTTACTCAAATATATAGTCCTACTGCAAGTACATATATGACTGTAGCAAGTAGAAATGCTGTAGAAGATAATAACACCTTTATAACTTTTATTAATAACATTGGAACAAAGTATTGGACTGTAAACAGTGGTGTTTCAGCAACTAAACATACTCTTACAGTAGTAACATCAACAGGAAGCTTATCAAGCATTACATCTCAAAATGAATTTGTAAACAACAATTTTTATAAAATAGTTGTTAGTTTATCTGCTAATGACTTTGTATTATTTCAAAATGGTAATTTAGAAAATTCTTTAACACAGGGAACCCTTCCCACTATACCAAATAGAATTGATAGATTACAAATAGGTCGATTCGAAAATCAAAATTACTTAAATGGTCATATTAAAGAATTAGCATACTGGCCCGCTCGTTTAAGTAATCAAGAAATAATAAACTTATAATATGTTAAACTACAAATACTATCGATTCCCTAATAAAGACAGCATGCCAACAGACAAACAATGGCCTGAAAATGTTAGTGTTAACGAAATTGGTTTAATTAGCAACAATGATGGTGTTTATGATGAAAGAGGATTTGAAATAAAACCACCAACTTTTAAACCGGGCTGGCATGTAAATGTTTGTTATCAAGGTTATGCTAATTTAGATTTTATAAAAGAATACGAAATATCTGTTAAGACCCCCCGACAAGTATGGCTTGGTCAGTCAACAAATTAATATAAATAATAAACAATGGGCTTAGAAATTATAAACAATCCACAAGTTTTTACCCAAGGAATAACAGCCTTAGGTGGTATTCAAGGTGCTACGGAAAAATATCCTTTGCTAACATCTTATTATTCATGGACTACCTCTACAAATGTAAATACTGATACTTTACCGATACCTCTAGCATTAGGTTACATGTTAGGAGATTCTGAATCTTTTATTGTATCTGTTGGTGGGGTATTGCAACCGCCTTCAACATATAGTATAGACGTTAACAATAGATTATTAGTTTTTAGTACGCCAGTCTCTGCAGATATCGAAATAGCTGTAACTCAATTAGCAACAGCTTCTCCTTCATCTCAAAGTTTTGATTTTATAAAATCCCTTTCCGCTAGTATAACCACTCTTAGTTGTTTATCTGCTAGAATTGAAGATTTAACTGTTGGCTCGAGTTTTGAGCCACCGAATTTGTATTTACCTGCACCTGGTGAGTTAGGTATCGGCTTAGATTCTGTCGATACATTAACAAGGTTTCATATTAAAGCCCCCGAAAATGATCAAATAATGATCACAAATAATACTACCCCAACAAGTAGTTGGAAAATAAACGTATCTGATTCAAACGGTAGTTTTTATTTATTTGACTTTGATCAAAATAGAACCCCCTTCCGTATTATTAAAAATACACCTACAAATACTTTATATTTAAATACAGTAGGGGTAGGTATCAATACTGCTTCTCCAAACCGAGCCTTAACGGTTGTTGGTGATATTTCAGCGACTAATACTGTTGAATGTAGTTCAGTTAATACAGTCAGCTTAACAGGCGCGCGAGCTTATTTTACAGGGACGAATGTCGGTATAGGTACTAATGTACCTATCACAATTTTTGAAACTAGAGGCGGTACTTCTACATTTACTTCGAGCGGTAATGAAAGATCAATTGCAGCTCGTTATAACGCAACAGGTAGCTCAGTATACTTCGGTGCTTCTAACGATACTGCAACACCTAATGCCGTAATTTCTAATACAAGTAGTACAGCTATAGCAACTTTTGCTCATGGAGGTAGTGTTGGTATAGGTACTACTACACCTAATGCAAATTTCAGACTTACGGTTGCTGATGGTAAGGGTTCAGGTAGCTCTAATTTCAATACACAATTTACGTCAGGTAATTACTGGTTGGGTGTTAATACGCGCTCAGATGCAGGTTCTTGGAATCCTTTAGTACAGAATAATGACACATCAGTAATATTTACACAAGGTACTGTAGATACAGGGGGTCTGGTAATAGCACAACATTCAAATTCGACTCGAGGTATTCGTATAGCCCCTACAGGAAACGTTGGTGTAGGAACCGCAACACCACGCACAACCTTAGATGTTGCTGGTAACTTAACAGTTACGGGTTTAGTGTCGAGTCCGTTTATTGATTCTTATTTAGCTTTAAATAGTGACGGTAACAATTTTTATCGACCAGGGACCGGTGTTTTCTTAACAACTTCTCCTTTTGAGCTATCAGCTATTACACCGAGTTTAGCTATATCCCTAGATGGTAACAGTGTATATGAAGTAGAATACGGTATACACTACAGAATTAAACACATTAGTACAACTCTCAACACCGCAAATCACCTTGTTTTTGCATTATCTGCTACAGATACTTTTCCATCATTATTTTTTACAGGGCAAAACGTCTACTCTCAGGTTCATACTGCTGTTGTGTCAACGCCCGTGTGGGCCCTATCTGCAGCTGCTAATTCTCCTCAAGGTGGTAATACATTTATAGGTGGCCGAAACGTAGTTGAGTTTGATGAAACAGCTGCTCTTACAATACCTGCGCCAGGTATAAACGACGGTCGTAACGGTAAGTTTACAGTTACTGGAACAATAACCACAACAGATCCAATAACTTTAACTTTAGCTTCTAAAATAAGAAGCACAACCGCCGGCGCGGCCGTTATACAACCACTTCGAAGTAGCTACAGAAAAGTTAAAAAATTAACTACTGTTTGATTTATTTTGTAGATAGTATATACTACTACATATGTCTAAATGTGTAGTTATTTTTTCTGGCGGTCTAGATAGTACTGTTTTACTTCATTACTGTAAAACAAAATTCGACGAAGTTTATTGTCTTACCTATAATTACAACCAGCGTCATAAAATAGAAATTGATAAAGCTTTAAATTATACAACAGATCTCGGTATAGGTGAAGGCTGTAAGGTAACCCAGCATACTATTGTAAATTTAACCTTTTATGCACAACTTGCTAATTCATCTGCTTTAACAAATCCTGATATTGAAGTACCAAAGATGAAAGATGTTATTGGTCATCCGCAGAATGCAGCACATGTTCCTAATCGTAATATGACAATGCTTTCTATTGCCGCGGCATATGCAGAGTCAATTGGTGCTAATGATGTATATTATGGCGCTGCACTAATTGATGATATTTCTGGCCATTGGGACGGCACAAAAGAGTTTCTTAATCTTCTTAATACAACTCTAGCACTTAATCGCAAGCACGCTGTTAGAGTTAGTGCCCCTTTAATGGTTAAATCTAAAGCTGAAATTATTCAGTGGGGATTAGAATTAGGGGTAGATTTTTCTAAGACACATACTTGTTATCAAGGAGAAGAAGTAGCTTGTGGTACTTGTCCAGCTTGTGCTAGTCGTATACAAGGCTTTTTAGACGCTCATTTAATTGACCCGATTTCTTATGCTAAAGAAATTCCTTGGCAGTCTTTTAATTGTAAGCCTATAATTTAAGAATGTGTGCAATTTCGGGTTCATCTTCGCTTGAGAAAGCTCATGAACTCTACAAGCTAGGTCTTGATAGAGGGTATCAGTCATCAGGATTCTTATGTGTAACTAAGAATAATTTTGTTTTACTAAAACAGAAAGAGGTATTTGAATTAGACTACTTACAAAAGCAAGTTAAAGAGACAGAAGAGTTTCCTATCTATTGTTTATTTCATTCAAGGGCTCCGACTAATACAGTTAGTCAAGATTTTAATTTTAATACAACACATCCTTTCTCTTATAAGGAGTGGTTTGTGGCACAGAACGGAATCATTCAGAACTTTAGAGAACTTTTAACTATTGCAACGGGGGTAGCTTTTAATGTTGATACAGCAATGGTGCCTTATGATTTGTGTTGGAAATGCGACATAGCCAAGACATATGAGCGATATAAAGGTTTGTTAACATCTTGGATTTATAATTCGATTACTGGAGAGATCTTTTTAGTTAAAGCAGGATCTTCTCTTCATATGAATGAAGATAGTTTTTGTTCTGTAGCCTTCGAAGGATCAAAATCAGTTGATAAAGATGGAATTGTATTTAAATTTAATGGAATGGGATTTGATGAATATCAAACCTTTAATTACGACAACCCTTATTTTCTTTTATGAAGCAAGTATTATTAGTAACTGCAACTAAAGCTAAAACGTTAGAAGAGTTTAAGCAAAGGCCTCTCGCTCAATCTCTTGAAGTAATTTGTGATAAAAGATATGATGAAAATCAATTTGATTTTGAAATTGTTAAAGATAATAGTTCAGGTTTACCCGAAGTCTATAACCGTTATTTGATAGAAAAACATAAAGATAAAATCGTTTTATTTGTACACGATGATTTGGAAATTCATGACTTAAATCTTGTAGAGAAATTAAACGAGTCACCTTGGGATATAACAGGTTTAGCAGGCGGAGCGCAATTTAACTTTCAAGATAAAAACCTATGGCACATTTGTTCGCCGCGCGAGACACATTCAGGTTCTGTTACACATCCACTTGCACAACAAGTAGGTAATCAGATTCAAGTAGATGCCTCCCGTAGACTTTCAACTCTATTTGGACCCTGGCCACAAAGATGTTTAGTATTAGATGGTTTATTCTTAGCAGTAAATGTTGACAAAGCTTTAGAAGTTGAATGGAAATTCGATGAGAGACATAAGTTCCATCACTACGATATTGCTTCATGTCTAGGAGCAAATGAGAAAAAACTTAAAATGGGTACATGGCCTATTTTTGTAATACATCACGGTTTGGGTAATTCCTTTTTAACTCCAGAGTGGGAAGAATCTAATAAAATTTTTAAAGAAAATTGGCAAAATGCCTTGAAAACAAATTAATAACTTATATACTACTACTATGATTATTACACGCGAACAATTAAAAGAAACTACTGGTGTTGATTATTACGACGGATCTATTATTCACGAACGTTTTGCTTATAAATTTTTTAGAGAGCAGCTTAATGCTGTAGGTAATATTTTAGCTTATGTTGCTCCTATGGAAGTAACTACAAATCTTATCGATTTAGAAGATTCTCTTAATAAAGATTTTATCTATTCTGAATCAGCTATGAATTTTGTAATGGAAATTCCTAGAATTGATGCATTTGCTGGTGTTGCGTTTCAGCGACTTTTAAATATGCAGGTCGGGTCATTGCTATGCTCGAAGTATCTTCAAAAAGACGGTTACGTTGATGGAGACGACATTATGGTTTTTACTGGTGAACCTGAAAAAGAAACTACAAACCCGGAAACCGGAGAAAAAGGTGTTATACCTGCAGAAGCTAAGAAAGCGTCAGTTTCTATTGCTTGCGAAAAATCCGGAGCAGTATTAATTCATTTAGGTATTAATATATTTGCTGGTGAAAAAGCTCCTAAGTTTGCATACTCCACTGAACTTTCTGAAGAGCTAGCACTAGAGTTTATGACAGATGTTTGTACACTCTTCTACAAGAATGTAGCAGATATATTTCTTGCCACTGCGAAAGTAATTGTTTAATGCTTTTTGAATACTTAAAAGATATTTTTCTTTACAAGAAAGGTTCTTTGCCGCTCGATGATTATATTCCTTTTCTAATTAACAGATGGATATCTTTTGTAGGTAATTCTGCTCTTAGTCTTAACGAGACAGTTAATAAATTATCTTGTTTAGATAAATCTCAGCATTATAAACTTCTCATTAAATGTTACCCTAAGCAAAAGCGACAACCGTTTATTAGTTATATTAAAAAGGTAAAAGAAGAAAAAGAAGAAGACAATAACATAAACTTACTAGCACAAAATATGGAAATGTCTCAAAGAGAAGTAAAACAGTTACTTGAACTTAAAGAGCTGTTAACATAAATTTAACTATGCTACCACAACCCGTACTGCCAAGAGAAAATCAAGGAATTGCACCTGAGGATTATAAAGACGTCCCTCTACCTGAGGATTATGAAATTGTAGAACTGCTAGCTAACGTCATAGCAGTTGAGTATGCAGATGTTGCACCTGATGGAAAGTCGTTAATGCGTAATGGTATTATTCTTCCTAATCAAGTTGTTGATCATCGTGCCTGGAGAGTTGCTAAAGTTAAATTAGCTGGCCCAGATTGTAAGCAAGTTAAAGTAGGAGATATTGTTATGTTTCCTGGTGATAGAGGTTTACAATCAATTCAAAAGAATGGCGCTATGATGGTCTTTCTTTCAGAAGAGCGTATCTTTGGTATTTGTAAACCCATTTCAAAAAAAGAACCAGAATACGTTGACAGTAAATTTAATAAGAAAAAAACAAAAAAATGAGATTAGGTCGCGCAGCATTAGCTCAGCTTTTGATGACTAATGTTGTTGAGCTGAGATTTAAAAGAAGAATAGAAAAAGCAGGCTTTGGAGATTACCGTAGAATGCTTTGTACAAACGATAGATTACTTTTAACATCTCAGCTCGGACGTAATATTTTAAATTTTGAACCTGCAACACAACCACCAAAGTTTAATCCTGCTCAAAAAAATCTTATCATAACTTGGGATATTTTTATGCAAAATTATCGATGTATTAGTTGTAATGATGTAGAGGTTATAGCAGTTATTAAAACCTCACCTGATTCTAAAGAATGGTGGCAATATTTCAATGAATCAATTCTACCAATGCCGGCTGGTCAGAAAGCAGCCTTTATGAACAAATGATATCTGTAGCTTCAACATTTTTAGAAGATTTACCTGGAGAAGAATTTTTTACAAAATATCTTCAAACACCTGTAAAATTTACTTTAGGACATAAAGTTATAAAACAAGGCAAACTTATTCTTTTTAAGCGAGCTCATTATTATTTTCAAATCACTGTACAAACTTTAAAATATACAAAAGAATCATTCGAAATACCTATTCC